ATCAAAATAAAATTATCCGATATTAGTCTTTTAGGTAAGGGCGCGCAAGGTACAAAATCAATTAGAATTACCGACTCCGCTAATGTAATTGGAATGACAATTTTTTAAGAAAATATCGGTCTTGAAAATTTGAGTTTAGTAAAAATTTAATATATAATATATATAGAAAGTTGAGAGAAAAACTTTCGAGAAATTAATAACTAAACAATTTTATTTAACAAAGGAGAAAAAATTATGAAACTCACAGCAAAGTCAAATGAAGTATTCGAGTATGTAAAGAACAACGGTGGAAAGGTATCAATCCCTGAGATTACTAATGCGCTTGGAAGACCTAGCGATAGAAGTACTGGTGCTAACGTAACTGACCTCCAGAAGAAAGGTCTTGTTGTTAGAGAAAAGGTAGAAATCGAAGGAGCAGAGAAGCCAGTTACTTATGTTGTTCTGACAGACGAAGGTAAGGTTTTTGTTCCTAGCGACGACGAGGAATAATTTAATAGGAGGGTCTATCCCTCCGCCTTCTTTTTTATTTTAAAACAGATTAAACAAACAAACAGATATAAACAAATAGGAGAAAAATATGTTAAGACAGGCAGAGAACAAGGTTAAAGTAGAAGGTATCCTCGCAGAAATTGATCTTAAGCCAGGCTCATTTAATAAAAATGGACAGACTATGGAATCAATTGGTGGTCATATTATCGTTAAGGTAACTCAGAAGATTAGTGGCGAAATGAAAGAACTTGCAATTCCAGTGCATATGTTCGCGTCTAAGCTGACTAATAAGGGTACTCCTAACCCTGCTTATGAATCAATTAAGAAAATTGCTGACGAATATGTTAGTATTGCGGCATCTGAAACAGGTGAAGCTGGTGCGGATAGAATTAGAATTACAAGTGGTAGTGTTAGAATGAATGAGTATTATTCTGCAGATGGAAGACTCATTTCTTTCCCAAGAATTAATGCGTCATTTGTAACTCGTATTAATAAGAGTGATTGTAACCCTGAAGCTACATATATAACTGAATTTGTAGTTGCAAATAAATCAGAAGAAGTTGATCGTAATGGTGAACTTACTGGTAGATATAGAATCGATGCCATCATCCCTCAGTATGGCGGCAGAGTTGATGTTGTACCTATGTTTGCTCAGAGTGAGGGCGTCATTGATGCAGTTTCTACATATTGGAATGTGGGAGATACAGTAAAAGCTAATGGTAGACTTGATTTTTCAGCTACGACAGAAACAACTATTGAAGAAGTTGATTTTGGTGAACCAATTGAAAAGACAAGAACTATCAATAGAAGTGACCTTATTATTACGGGTGGCTCACAGGAACCTCTTGAAGGAGATTTCGCATTTGATAATGCAGAAATTCAGAATGCACTTGCAGATAGAAAGCTGAGACTTGAAAATCAGAAAGATAGGGATATGTCTAGAGCAGCTTCAAAGCATGCACCGGCGCAGAAGTCTAACAATGGATTCGCTGATCTTGGATTTTAAGGAGGTAACCAATGGCAATAGATATTATGAATATTAAGCCATCGGTCATTTCCAAAGATTTAAAAGGAAAATTTATATGTATTTACAGCTTGCCAAAGGTGGGAAAAACATCTTTGGCTTGCCAATTTCCTAAAAATTTACTATGCGGATTTGAGCATGGCTGGAATGCCATTTCTGGCGCCAAAGCAATAGACATCAAGAAATGGTCAGATTTTAAACAGGTTCTTAAACAGTTAGAGAAACCTGAAGCTCAAGAACTATATAATACTATTACAATTGATACAGTTGGAATTGCTTGGGATTTATGTGAACAATATATTTGTTCTCAACATGGAGTCCAAACATTATCAGACATCCCATGGGGTGGTGGTTATAGTGCTGCCAAAAAAGAATTTGATACTTGTCTGAGAAAAATTACTCAGCTTGGATATGGATTAGTTATAATTGCCCATGTGGATAAGCGTATTGAAAAACGCGCTGACGATTCAGAGGTAGAAATTCTTGGTCCTGCTATCCCTAAGCGAGCTTATGATATTGTCAACCAGCTCGTAGATATTATCGGGTATATTGATGTAACCTGGAATGAAGATGGTAGCAGCGAAAGAGTTTTGTACACTCGTAAAACTCCTACTGTAATGGCCGGTAGTAGATTTAAATATCTCGCTCCAAAAATTAAATTTGGTTATAATGAATTGGTTGAAGCTATTGTGGAGGCCATTCAGAAAAGCGAAAATATTGATGGAGCGACTGTCGTAGAAAAAGAAGAACAAAAAATCGAAGAAACATTGAATTTTGATGAGATTAGAGAAGAAGCATCTAAGCTTTGGACTAAACTTGTAAATCAAGATAATGCTAATGCTGAACGAATTTTGAAAAAAGTCGAAATGATTTTTGGAAGAAAAATTAAGTTAAGCGAAATCACTGAAGACCAGGTCGATCTTTTTAATTTAGTTCTTCTTGATATGAAAGACATGGATAAATAGAATAAAATTATTTGAAAGCGTATCTATATTAGATACGCTTTTTAAATTTGACAAATTGCCGAATTTTTGTTATAATATAATAAAGAAGAAAGGAGTGAAAATATGGCAAAATGTAGGCTTTGTGGAAAAGAAATTAACAAAGAAAAAGATGACTGGATAATGCCTTCAAAAAACTGGTATTATCATAAAGACTGTTATAATAATTGGAAGCAAGCCCAATTTACTAGCGATGAAGAATATATTGAATTAATCTATGACTTTATCGCAAGAGATTTAAAAAAATCATATGATTGGTGGGTTTGCGAAGCACAACGTAAAAAATTTATAAAAGAAAACAAGATGACCAATAAGGGCATCTTATTTGCATTGAAATATTTCTATGAAGTAAAACATGGAGATTGGGAAAGAGGCCATGGAGGTATTGGTATAGTTCCTTTCGTTTATAAAGATGCTTGTGCATACTGGGCGGCCAGAGAATATAATTCTAAGGGTACTATTGCTGAAATTGAACGTCAAATGCGCGAGGCCGCAACGAGAGAAAAGAAGGTAATTCATAGAAAAGGAAAAAAGCAACAGGAATTTAACGTTGATTTTAGTGTTTTAGATGAGCTGGAGGATGAAGAGTGATTGATAAAAGAGATATTCAACAAATACTAGGCTGTTTGATGAAGAAACCTCAATTATTAAGTCAAATAGATAAATATTCTCTTGATTTAACAGATTTTCCCACAAGGTTTGAACGCTCTATTTTTATGGCTATTAATGGTTTATATCGTCGCAGTGCTATAAAAATTCAACCAATAGATATAGAGAATTTTATTGAACCAGACCAAGTGTCTGCGAAATTATTCAAAGATAAGAATGGAATTGAATATTTACAAGACGCAATAGAATTGTCAGAAATTGATAACTTTGATTTCTATTATAATCGTTTTAAAATGTCTAATCTTTTAAGAGATTTAAAGAAGCAAGGTTTTGATATTAGTGAGTTTTATTGTGATGATTTAACGAATCCTAGAGCAGAAGAAATAAATGAACAGTTCAATTCTTTGACTCCCAAAAAAATAACTGAAGCAGTTAGAAAAAAATTAATTGGGATTGAGTCTAAATATGAGACTACTGATGAAATTGAAGTTGAATTAGCATCCGATGGAATGGAAGAATTGATAGATCAGTTCGGTGCTACATATGAAATAGGTATGCCTATTCAGGGTAATATATATAATCAAGTTATAGATGGGGCAAAGAAAGGTACGTTAACAATACGTTCCGCCGCCAGTGGCGTCGGCAAGACTAGAAACGCTGTGGCAGATGCTTGTTATTTAGCTTATCCTTTTAGATATAATTCAATGACTTGTGAGTGGGAACAAGAAGGAAATGATGAAAGAGTATTATTTATAGTTACAGAACAGCGATTTAAAGAAGTCAAAACAATGATTTTGGCATATTTAACTGATATAAATGCAACTCGTTTTAAATATGCTGATTTTAGTGAAAGAGAAATGAGTGTTATTACTCAAGCGATTCATTTGATGGAAAAATATAAAGAAAATCTAGTTTTAGTTAAGATGCCAAATCCAACAATTGAATCTGTAAAAACAATTGTTAGAGAAAACTGTATTATTCATGATATAGGTTACGTATTTTATGACTATATTTTTATTGGTCCTTCTCTACTAAATGAATTTAAAGGTTTTGCTTTAAGAAATGATGAAGTATTATTGATGTTTGCAACTGCATTAAAAGACTTAGCTGTTGAATTAGATGTAGCCATGTTTACTTCGACACAACTTAATGCAAAAGGCGATGATAATAAAGATATAAGAAATGAAAGTTCCCTCGCTGGCGGCCGAAGTACAATTAATAAAGCTGATAATGGTGCGATAATGGCTCGTCCAACAAAAGAAGAGTTAGAAATATTAGAACCATTATATAGAGATAATATTAATAATAAACCAAATCTTGTAACGGATATATTTAAAGTTAGAAGTGGGGAATGGACACAAGTACGTATTTGGTCAGATATGAATTTAGGTACTTTAAAAAAGCGAGATTTATTCATAACTAATTCTCGAATGGAAGCTATAGAAAATTTTAATGAAAGAGATGATTATAAAATCAAAAGTTGGGATGAATCTGAAGACGAGCATTTAAAGATAATAGTAGAAAGGTTAAATAACGGTGAGATAGTTGATTGATTATAAAGAAATAATTGAACAATTAGATACTCAAAAAGTAATTCAATTAATGGAGACTTTAGGAGTACAAGATTATATAGAAAAGCCAGGTTATGTTATTTTTCCTACCATTTGTCACAACGAAGATCCATCAGAAGCATCTATGAAATTATATTATTATGAAAATAGTCATATTTTTCAGTGCTATACAGATGAAGGTAGTATGTCTATTTTTCAATTTTTAAAGAATTATTATGAAACAAGGTCTTATAATTATGACTGGTATGAAGATATTTATAAAGTTATCCTTGATTGTAGTAATTATAGAAGAATAGATAGCTTCGCGCCAAAGAAGTATAAAAGTATTCGTAATCTATATACTGCGGCGGAGCCAATAAAACTTCCAACTTATTCAAATAGAATAATAGATTGTTTTACAAAATTTTATCCACCAGAATGGTTAAACGATGGAATTACAAAAGCTTCAATGGATAAATTTAACATTCGTTATTCAGTAACTCAAAATAAAATTATAATTCCTCATTATAATGTTAATGGTGAACTCGTAGGAATACGAGGGCGCGCACTCAACGAATGGGAAGTTGAAAATGTGGGTAAATATATGCCCGTACAAATAGAAGGCAAATGGTATAGCCATCCGTTATCATTAAATTTATATGGATTAAACTGGACAAAAGAAAATATTAAAAGAACTGGAGTTTGTTTTTTAGTTGAAGCTGAAAAGTCTGTCCTTCAAATGGAAGGTTGGGATTTTGCGAACTGCTCTGCCGCAGTATGCGGAAGTCAATTCAACAAACACGCTTTAAAACTTTTAATGAAAACAGCACGGCCACGTGAAATTATAATTTGTTTTGATAAAGAAGAAAAAAAAGGTAGCGAAGAATATTTTAATAAATTATATTCAATAGGTAAAAAATATCAAAATTATTGTGATTTTTCTTTTATATATGATAGAGAAGGATTATTAGATATGAAAGATTCGCCGACTGATAAAGGGAGCGAAATCTTTTGGAAGCTTTATAAAAAACGTGTGAAAATAAGGTGATAATATGAAAGTATGCGGAATCTATGCAATCATTAATTTAAATAATAATAATATGTATATAGGTAAATCTATAGATGTCTTTCAACGATGGGAACAACATTTAGATAATGCTCGTCTTAAAAAATATCAATATGAGTTTTATAAAGATTTAATTAACATATCTAATTTTACTTTTCAAATACTTGAAATTTGCGAAGAAGACCAACTACAAGAAAAAGAACAATTTTATATAGATAAATATAATTCTTTATCTAAAGGGTATAACCAGGTTCAAGCAATTGATATTACTAAACAAGAAAGTTTAATGTTACAAGAAAGTATTTTAAAAGCTATTAATTTATTAGAAAATACTAATTTATTCTATAAAGATATAGCACAACAAACAAATTTAAGCGTTAATACTGTTTATAATATTAATATTTGCAAAAGCCATACTAAATATCATAATTATAAAAATAATATTCGTAAAGAGTGTGGACGAAAACAATATTATGATAAAGGGGAATTAAACCCACATAGCAAATTAAATGAAACACAAGTGTTAGAAATTATTGAATTATTAAAACACACAAATTTAACCTTAAGACAGATAGGAGAAAAATATAATGTTTCTCATAGTACCATTAATAATATAAACCGATGCAAAAGATGGACACATCTTATTAAAGATTTTAGTTATAATATTAGAAAAGAATATCAAGAGCGATAATTATATAAAAAGAGGGTAAGAATAAGATGAAAACAATAGCTTCAGAGCGACAAGATATGTTAAAACAACTCATAAAAGATTTAGATAAATTAACTAATCTTATTACAGTCGAAGGAATAAACTATCTGACAGATGCTAAGTTAAGAGCTTATATTCTTCAAACAATTTTTATTATAGAGGAGCAAACGAATGAGAACAAAACTTGTAAATAAAGATATTAGAAGTAATTATACAAATGAATTGTTAATGGAGCGAGGTCTTACAAAAGAAGAATTGGAGTATTTTCTTAAAGTTCCTAATGATAGTAAATTACAAGCTCCAAAGTATTTAAATAATATCGATGCCGGCGCGGCTTTATTCAATGATATGGTTCGTTCTCTAGGAGAAAAAGAACGTATTATTGTAGTAGTCGATAGTGATGTAGACGGTTTCACTTCCGCAGCAATTTTTGGACAATATCTGCGTAAACATAATGAGAAAGTTCAGATTGATTATATTTTACATAAGGGCAAAGGTCATGGCCTATCAGATACAATTGAAGATATATATAAACTATATGACGAAAATCCAAATATTAAATATGTAATTTTACCAGATTCCAGTAGTAACGATTATGAATATCACGAACGTTTGTATAATGATAATATAAAATGTTTGATTTTAGACCATCACATTGTAGAACCTGACACTCAATTCTCCGAAGGGGCAGTTATTATTAATAACCAGCTATCAGATGAATATATTAATAAAGATTTATGTGGCGCGGGAGTGACATGGCAATTTTGCAGATTTATGGATAACTTCTATGGCACTCATTATGCCGACGAATTTATTGACCTGGCCGCACTCGGTATAGTATCTGATATGATGTCAATGCTTTCATTGGAAAACAGATATATTGTGCATACAGGACTAAATCGAATTAATAACTATTTCTTTAAAGCACTTTGTGAAAAGCAATCCTTTTCAATGGGAGGGAAAGTAACTCCTATTACTATTGCATTTTACATTACCCCACTCATTAATGCGATGATTCGTGCCGGCGCTGAAGACGAAAAACAGCGCTGTTTCCAAGCCTTTGTTGACGGGCATGCAATGGTAGAATCTCATAAGCGTGGTGCAAAGGGTACTTTTGAAGAGGTAGCAATTGAGTCAGCGCGTGAGTGTACGAATGCGCGTGCAAAGCAAAATCGTATACTTGATAAAGCAGTTGAAGAATTAGAAATTAAAATTCACAAGTATGATTTATTGGAAAATAAAATCCTATTTGTAAGACTTGATAACGAAGACTTCCCTCCTGAATTAAACGGACTTACTGCTATGAAACTCGCAGCTAAATATCAAAAGCCAACTATTGTTGCGCGACTGAATGACGAGGGCGAAATTAAAGGCTCAAGCAGAGGACTTAATGATTCAGAACTAACTTCTTTTAAAAACTTCATGGATGAAAGTGGCTATTTTACTTTTACTGCTGGTCATGATAATGCTTGTGGTATTGGTATTTTAGATAAGAACTTAGCAGCTTTTCATGAGTATGCGAATAAGAAATTAGCAGATATTGACTTTGGTGAAAATGTTTATGAAGTTAATTTTGAACGTATTGCTGCGGATTCGGATATAAAAGATTTAATTATCGATATTGCTGAACATGAAGATATTTGGGGACAACATAACAATGAGCCGTTAATCCATATCAAAGATATTAATATTACAAAAAATGACATTCGTATAATGGGTAAAAACCAAGATACCGTTAAGATTGAAAAATTTGGGATTGCATATATGAAATTCCATGCAAAAGATTTTATTAAAGAACTCGGTCAATATGATAAAGAAATGAAATTAGAAATTGTTGGTAGAGCAAATTTAAATGAATGGATGGGAAATTATACCCCTCAAATTTTTATCACAAATTATCAAATTGAAGATGGGAGTTTAGGATTCTAATGAAGTGGGAAGAATATATAGAAGAATATTATAAATCGCCACTAGATTTATCCGAGTGGTGCAAAACAAATCTTGAATGTCCAGAATGTGAAGGCTCGATTTATAAAAATATACGTTATGTTTTAACATCTAATCCTCCTAAATATCGTTATAAATGCCCGAAATGTGGATGGGAAACGGTATGGTATTCATATTAATTTGACAAATTAATAAAATTTTGATATACTATATATAGAAAATAAGAAAGGATTATGATTATGCAGTATTACAAATTTTATTTTAAAGATAATGAATGTATAGTAGAATTACCTGACGATATTACTCCAGAGCAAATAGCAAAACTTTTTAAAGAGTGGAGAGAAATGTCTGCTTTTTGGGATTCAGCAAAAACAAATATATGTTATATATAAAAGGTGTATAAAGTGTATATATCAACAAAAGAAATATTTATATCTATTCTTTTTAATATATGTGGTATAATTGGTTTCATTCTTTGGATAAAAGAAATATATAAAATATGAAACAAGAGAAAAGAGGTAAATGTGAATGGATAAATTAAAGTATCCAGGTTCACTGCATGGGCATACGGATTTTAGTAATTTCCGTTTAAGAGATTCTATTAATACCGTAGAATCCTTAATTGATTATGCAATTGAACTAGGACATGAAG